GTCTGAATCAACCTATAGCAAGGAGAAAAATCCATGAAAGTAGAAACCGTGTTCGCGAAATCATCGAAAATAATAACATTAGTAGATGAACGAATATTTGACGCATATTTGTCATTATCTCCCCAAGTGGCTACACGTTCCGGTGAAATGTCAAAACCATTATACATACCAACAGCTTCAATTGTAAGTTGGCACAATGTACTTTTACCTACACTAGTGTTACCAAATAAAGAAATGGCAAACGGTGCTTTCCGCAAACCGCCTCGTGTTCTAACTTGAATAAATTCATTACGCCAATCACGTAGGCGATCCAAGCGGTCAAGAAAATATTTCTTTTCGACAGTTAAAGTCTTAGAAATCTTCTTAACAACTTTGGTACCTTGTTCAATGACACTATCAAGAAGCACTTCATAATCGGTCTCACCAATATCAGCATGTTCCTTCAAATTTCCTGTAAGGGAAAAGCCATGAATATCTCGAATGTGGTTATAGCCTTTTTCAAATTCAGCAACATCATCCTCAGAAGAGAAAAATGCAGATACTTCACCTGTTTTATATACCATCCAACCACCTTCAACAAATCCAATAACAGTTGTGAAAAGTACATCACACAAATCTGAGCATTGAATCTGTTGTTTGGTAACAACGGGTTCAAAAAGCGTAAGTTTGCCGACTTTGAAAGTGAGTCCACTAGCTTCACACAATCCGAGTGATACAATGTAATTTATCAGTTTAAGTGCGTTTTGAACATTACTAGTTTGTTTGACACGCTTCCAATTTAGCAAAGCATCTTTGATATCTTCAAGCCACGTATCGGGTGAGCCAGATTGTTCAATAAGAATATCCATATCAGCACTCACATGTGGTACAATACTAGTTTTAAACAATGCATAAACGTGTCCTAATAAAGACTTTTGGGTGTGCGCCTGAGTATACGATACAACGGCAGCAACTACACCCTGTTTGTCTTTACTTGAAATAATGCTCTGTCTTAGTGCTAAAAGTAATGTAGTTTCTCTCGCAATAAAGTCCGGGGTAACGAAAGCTGGTAATGAGCCAGATTGAGGTTCCATGTTGGGAACTTTACGAGATAAATGATAAA